TACAAATACAATATCGTTAATAGAATTGACTTTCACTTTGACAACATCAATTGCAATGTCAAACTGACCGTCGTTTTTTACAGTAATGTAATTACCTTTTTTACCTGTCTGAAAATCTTTGACAAGTGTAAATTCTTGATTGATTACGGGCTTGTTACGATATTCACCGAACTTGACAAGAATCGTACTCATTTATAGCTCCTCATTAACGTAATAGAGCTATTATATAGCCAGCTGGATTTATTGTCAACTGTTGTCAATCTAGCAACTGTATCTTGCGCATCTTGCAATAATGTAAACCGTCAAGTTCAGAGTTAACAAAATGACAATTTAATCTAACAGTACCCCTTTTCAAGTAAGAATTGAAAAAATTAAGCAATTCATTTTCTTTTCTTACTGTCATTTTATACGCATGTTTATCATCATCATGGAACCAGTAATCAAAATACTTTCCACTCATCGTGTTTTTTGAAATCTTCTTCACTAGTGTAAGGCTTTTGACACCTAAAAAACTTTGCTGAGGTTTGTTATTTGATTTCTGTCTTAATTCATCAATTTGCTTATCGTATGCATAAAATTCAGGTAATCGATATATCAATCCTGTAAATTTTTCAGGATATACGTTTGTGTATCCTTTCTCAATGTATGTCTGTAAATCTTTTCTGAACTTGGTTAATTTTTTTCCCTTAAGCATAAGAAACATTAATTTTTTGCTATAGTAATCACGTATGTCCTTAGCCATATCAATTTCGTACTTTGTAATTTGTGGTGTTGTCAATTGACCATTTTCGCCATATACACTACAAACATACTGTACGCAACTATGCTCTAAACTGTCGTGCGTTAGAGTTATCATTCTATCTGGGTTGGTTTCGATTTCCTTAAATACATCATCTAATGAGGCCATATTATATCCACCAGTTCTACTAGAAACTTGCAACAATCCCCTGCCCTGATACTGTGTATATGTCATAATGTGATGTCTTCCATTCCAGCTGTTCGTAATCTAACAATATGTCCCATCTGCCATTGTTTGGCATCGAGACCCTTCATTACACCTAACCAACGATTTCGCAATAATGCTACTTCGTTTATTAGTGTTTCGAAATCAATAACTTCATCTTCACCGTCTACATATTTTTCTGCGTCACGGCTAGTTAATGATCTATTATACGCCTCTAGGTATTTTTGAAAATGTTTTCGGCGAATTTTCCTTAATTGGATATTAAGAAAATTTAGAACAGCTTCAATTTCTTGTAACTGATTGAATCTTTGTTCCGTTATACCAGGAAGTGACGATATATTTTTTTCGATATTCCCGAAAATTTTTACGTCACTTTTGGCAGAAATTAACTCACTTTCATAATGAGAAATAAAATCTGGTAAGGTAGACAAATTGGTAGTAACACGTGTATACCAAGCCATTAATTACCATTCTTCTTCGTCATCATCATAATCATCATAATCCTCTTCCAGATCATGTTCTTCGATGTAAGCCTTTAGTGCGTTTCGAATATCCTTATCATTAAAGGCATCCTTAATATCATCAGTTTCATAATTGTTGTCAATCAATAAATTCACCAATGTATCTGCTGCATCACTGCGACTACTTAAATCAATGTGGTCTCTAAGTGCATCCCATACTTCTGCTACAAAATCCAAACTCATAATACAACCTCCTCTTCAATTGTATTATTTAATTTTTCTTTTTGTTTTTTAGAGTACTCTAACATTACTTTGTCAAGGCATCCTGTTTCGTTTGTTTCCCAACCTTTACGGAAAAACTTTAAAACTTCTCCATCGATAGTCGTATATACAAGACGATTACCTTCTTTAGCAAGCAAGCCATTCTTTTCAAATAAATCAAGCAAGCCACTGTACGGATTCATACCTGTTACATATGGAATTTTAATCTGAAGTGATTCAAAAGGTTTAGCGTAACGTGTTTTCATAATCTTGCAAGCGGCACGAATACCATTTACTTCAGTTACTTTATTACCATCTTCATCTTCTTTGAGTTTCAGTTTCTTCATTGCAACAACAATACTTGATGCATATACGAAACCTTGACCACCTGAAATTTTATCGTCAGGATCAAACATATCCTGACTTGCATATGTGTGATTAGTCGCAACTAGCCCAACGTTGTGACTACCAAACATGTTAACACAGTTACGAACAAGTGCTGTAAGTGCTTTAGGCTTACGTCCCATGTCACCTTTCAAATCACCTGCATCAAACTGATTTACATCTGTGGGAGTTAGTAGCATTCCCAAGCTATCAATTACAAATAAGACTTTCGGTCTGTCTTCTGTTGGCTGAGTTTTATAATCAGCTATAAACTTGCTAATAGTTTTTGCCACATCATCAATCATGGCCATGTTTAATTTTAATAATTTATCTTCGCTTGTATCAACACCTAAATTATGCAACCAATCTTCATCCAAGGCATTTTCGCTGTCAATGAGAACAACAAATATACCTTGTTGCTGTGCGTGTCTAACCAAGTTGCCTGAGCAGATATAGCTTTTTCCTGAACCGCTTTCACCAGCGAATACAGTAACTTTGCCAAGAGGCACACCTTTGTTAAAATCACCACTAATAAGATAATTAAGGGCATAATTTCCTGTGCTGATCCAATCAGTTGGGTCGTTAAATCCAATGCTTAATCCTTCAATACTTTTTGTAATGTCCTTACGGAACTTTGCCACATCAAACGGCTTTACCAATTTTTCCTCCAATCTTTCCAACGTTAGTAGTATACACACCAAAGGGTTGTTTGTCAAGTAGTTCTGGACATTTGTCAGCCATTATATCTAATTCCCAATCTTGTGGGAAATGCCTTAATGCTGCTCTTGCTTTGTCACGAACAGCACTAGGAACTCTTGGTGTTTTTCCTGGATCGCATAATTCCTCAAGTAATTTCTTACTTTGTTTTAATGCTTTATATCTTTCGTCTGCTGTTGTCATAGAAATCTCCTATATGAAGGTAGCGGGGCTACCTTCATAAATCCTAATTAGGCTGCTTTAGCCTGACGGGCACGTATCATTGCTAAAATGTCTTGTGCCTTGTCGCTACTTGGATTAGATTTCGGGACAACTATTGGAGCAGAAGCAGCTTCTGGTTCGTCACTTTCCCATGGTGTAGTTTCTGCTATGGGTGCGGTTGAGGTTGCCACTGCGCCAGCAGCATCAGGCTCTTGTTTATCCGCGGTTGCACCTGCAGGTACATCTAAACCATATGGACGATAGTATGCTCCCCAACGTTCCGCATCATACGGTCTGCCATCTACTGATGCCTCAAACATTTCTTTAATGATGCGTAATTCTGCTTCGCTGGGTTTCTTAGGCAAGAAATCTGCTAAATTAAACAGACCATATGATTCCAATGCATGTTGTTCTGCTTCTGTTAGTGAAGATTCCTTACGTGACCAGTTACTAGTGCTGTAGTCTGCGTAACCACCTTTGCTAGTTTTTTTGATATTAAAATCTAAACCTCTCATGTAATCAGTTGGTAGTTCTTCCATTTCAGGATCCATCAAACTAGATTTAATGATTGTAAAGATTTGTGGACTGATGATAAAACGACGAATAGGGTTCGCTGGTGTTTTGTCATCACCTAAAGGATTTTGACGAACAAAACCTTGGAACAAATAACTACGCTTCTTCCAATATTTGTTTGCTAAATCTTTTAAACTTTCATCCTTATACCAAGGACGAACCTCGGCAAGAATGGGGCAATTATCGCCATACATTTCTACACAAGGAACTTGAACTTGTATTTGTTTAGCGTTAGCATCACCTTTAATACCATTAAATGGTAGTTTGATGATTTGTCTTTCTACCCAAAAGAAAGTGTTCTTTGTGTCGTTATCTGGAAGGAATCGTATGGTAGCTATTGTACCTTCATCCATATTCCAGTGGGGATATATTGCGTTATCTGATTGCTGTGTCGAACCAGTTGATTTGTTTTCTTGTGCCTGAATGCGGGCACGGATCTCTGCTAGACTTGCCATAATACTTCTCCTTATAAAAATGTGCCTAAGTTGAGCCTAAATATGCCTATGTGTTGTACGGAGACAACTGACACACTGAAACTATTATACTATATGTTTCAAGAATGTCAATAGTATTTATCCCGTTAACGGGTAAATGATTTTTTTCTAGCGTTTTTTGAAGATTTCTGGTAAACCTATAATTCTATCCAAAATGTTTTCATACGCTTCATCCAACTTTGGAAATAGATTTTGTTGAGATGGTATTGGACCTTGTTTTACTAGATTGTTATGTACAACATCTATAAGGTCATCCATGGTTGCTTGTGTAATTTCATCCATAGCCCACAATGCAGGCATATATTCATGAATGGCTTCTATTGATTGTTCATCAGGAAATTCTGTTTTTGTATCTGGATATTTTTTATGTAATACAGACATAATGTATGGCGTATATTTTTCTACCCAATCAACAAACGCTGCATTATTTGAAGTACGACGAAGGTCTTCGCCAACCTGTTGTGTTCCTGGTTCGTTCATTGCGAAATCTGGTATGTTAAATTTTGGAGGTACTTGTTTTCTCATAGGATATACATTTGACGTAGTTGTTTCATCATCTTCTGGTTTGACAATGCGTTTAATACCAGGTAAGTAAAGTGACAATTCTTTAGTTTTAGAATCAAGTTTGTCTGAAATTTCTTTAGCTTGTTGGGTGCTTGATTCTAAATCACCAAGGGTGGCATTAGCCTTATTTTCAATATCTTGAATCTTTTTATTTAAATCAGCAAATTTGGTTCCCCATTCTGCACGTTGAAGTTTATTTCTAGAGGTACTTTTTTGAAACCTTACTTCTTTTTCATCTAAATCTTTTTGTGTTTTTTCTAATTGCAACATTACCTTGTTAAACATTTCTCTACTAACTTCTTGTTTTGCAGTTAATAATGCTAAAGATTTTTGAACATTTTCTACATCAGAGTTTTCAAGATTGGAACTAGATTTAATTTGTTCAATTTTATTTTGCAATTCATTATATTTTCTATCATCAAGACCAGGTTTCATTTGAACCTTTTCTAAATCCTTAATCATATTTTGAATGTTAGATGCATCAGCTTGGGCAGTTTGTTGTGTAACATCACCCGCACTTTTAAGTTTTGCACTTAAATCTTTGAGTCTTGAAACTTCTCTGTCTGTATGTTGTGCTTGTCTTTCATGGTCATTTAACTCAGAACTTAAATCTTTTAAGTTTCTAACTAATTTTTCATTTTCTTTTTTTTGAGCATTAATTAGTTTGTTTTGAGCTAAATCCATTTCTTCGCTGGATTTAATTTTATCAGCTACATATAATTGTAAAGCCTGTTCAGGAGTACGATCAGGAAATTTTACATTAGCCTTATATTGAATATCTTGTGAGCGCGGTAAAGGTCTATCTTTTATAGTTTGAGGTGCTACGGTATTAGCTTCACTAATAGTACTGTTTATCCAATTTTCTAATTCAAGCAATTGTTTCATTTTTATAGTCCGGATAAACCTTTTAATCTAATAAGTGGGTCAACACTTTCGCCTCCTACAAGTTTACCACGCAAACCTTTTTGGCTTTGTAATTTATTACCTAAAATTTTTCCTGTTGTAACTTTGTCAGTTGGTCCCAACTGTCCTACTTTCTTTTGATCGTTATCCAAACCCTCATTTGAAGTTTCTTCTTCGTCAAAATGTAAATCTTCGTCTAATTCATTTTCACCAACCTCATGACTAGAAACAGGTTTTGGATCAGCATCACCTTCAATTATAGTATCTAACCAATCTTCAAATTCTTTAAGTTGGACAATTTCAGATTCATTAATATTTTTACTTAATTTACCTAATATTGGCATGACCTGTTCAATGCGTGGGTCAATAGAACTTTGCATGAACATTTCACTTAAGTCCTGATTATGTTCATCTTCCATTAACGCAGGTGAATAGTTTTCAAAATATTCTCTGTAACCCTTTTTGCCGGACATTCTAGTTAATGTCTCTTTAAGTTTGGTGTAATGATTAACACCTTCACTAATAATGCGACCGGCAGACTCATTAAACTGCTTGTTCTTTACTGCTCGAACAAACCCTGCCATTTTAGTATACTCTTCAACCAAACTAGTTATGTGCGTTCCTCTTTCATCATAAGGAGTTCCTCCTTCTGATATGTGTCTTGCATAAACTCTTGCTATTCCCGGTCTTATGGTTGGTAGTAAAAATCTTTCACCTTGAATATTTTCTACAAATATTTTTTCAATATGTCTAAAACGCTGGTCGCCTTCTTGCATTGCTTTTGAATGCTGTAAAATAATCTTAGTTGCGGGCACACTATCACTAAAACTAGCTTTTTTGCTGATAGGATAATATCCTTCATTCAACCCGTCTTTTTTGTTATGTTCACGTTTAGCCATATCATGCTCTAAATTATCTTCATCACTTAGTTCAAACCCTAAGCGATTAGTTTTAGCAAATCTTTTTAATTGCTTTTGTAAACTACTGAAACTTATGCTATCATGAGAATCTGCCTTAGGGCTGTTCTCTACATCGTCTCCGTAATAGACAATCAAACGATGAAGACCATCTACGGTTATAGTAACTTTACCGTATTCTTTGTCATCCTTAACGAAGGTAAACTGAAAGGCATCCGCTTCCTCAGGTATACTAACTTTCTTACCGGAGCTGCTGAACATGTCAGGGCGGTAACCTTTGGATTTTAATAATCCATATAATTCTCTGCTTATAGATTCTGTGTTTGCTGGCATAATTCTATCTCTAATTAGATATTTATCAATTATCCAATAACCGCGTAAAAGGGAAGGGGTTCGATATATTCATCGTGATCCCTAATATGCTGGTCTAATTCATAGTTAAAGTTACTGATTTGCTGTAGGATTCTGACTACAAGCAAAGTAGAAGTAACCAAATCGTCATTTTCTCCCACTTTAGCGGCGTAACTACCGCCCAAAGCTACAAATGTTTTAAGTTCAGAAAGCAAACTTCTGCTTCTTATAGACATTTTTTTACTCTCTACTAGGGTTTTAAATTTAGCACAGGCAGTCAACTTGCTTTTGTTAGTTGTGTTGAACCCTCTTTTTTTCCTGCCCGGTTCGCTTAAAAATACTCCAGGAATATTATGATACCCATATTCGGACAAACTTACTAATGCAGCCTCTCCTACTCCATTCACCTCAACAGAATAAAATATATTATTTGGTTCATTGGTGCATTCTTCAATATACTTGTTTATTTGCGCTAACAGTTTAATCTGATTAGGTATATCTGTTTGATTATGTTTCCATTCTGCTACTTGTGTAGTTGTGTTTGCTTCATAAACTTGTATCGCTGCATTGTCACCCCCTGTTCCTACTGCCGGATCTAATGCTACGATATAAATATTACCCTTCTCAGGTTTTTTATACCAACGAATTTGTCCTTGTCTGAAATTAGGTTCTACTCCTGATAGTTCTAATAAAGTACCGGCTGAAATAAGTGTTTCATCTGCGATAATAAATTCACAACCTATTTCTCGTCTAAATCTGTCTAACCCTAATTGGGTTTTCATTCCCTCAGCCCATTGTTCGTCACGTTCAGGGTGTTCGTTCCAATATGCTCGATATGCTTTAAAACCATTTACGCCTACATCAGTGGTATTTCCAAATTCATCCTCACACTTATTAGCACCTTTCCATAATGTTGCAAATTGATCTTCATCACTGTTTGGAGTGCTAGTGATAATACATTTACCACCTGTAGCTAATGTTGGTGCCATTGAAGTCCAAAATTCTTCAGCAATAGTAGGTCTTACGAAAGCAAATTCGTCAGCATACAATAATGAAATACTCATACCACGACCTGTGTTTTCAGTAGTAGTTTGTGCAACTATACGACTTCCGTTTTCGAAATCTAAAGAACCTTTATTATATGTGGTTACACCTGCTTTAATGTGGTTAGGACAGTTTTCATATGCATATCGAATACGTTGCATAATTTCTTGTGCACCTGCATATTTGTGCGCTGCGATAAGAATTGTGCTGTCTGGTACAAACATTGCATACCATAATAAATAACCTGCTGCGCTTGTAGATTTACCTGTTTGACGCGGCATTAATGATATTGAAAAACGATATTTGTGATATGTTTCTATTAATCTTTTTTGATAGTCCCATGGATGATACAACATACTTCCTCTTGTAGGATGTTGTATATAGAAAAAGTTATCCATAAAATAAAAGTAACCGTTAATGGGGTCACAGCATTTTATAAAATCATCTAAATCTTTATCTGTTTCAAATTTAGTTTTTACGTAGGGATCTTTAACTAGTGATATAGAGGCCATGCTAATATTTAGTGATAACGTAAATCAGAATTTATTTAGGTTAATTCTTGCCAGCCAAGTTCGGCTAAGACATCAGCATTGTTTGAAGTTGCAGCGATTGCTAATGTCACTATATCGCTAACTCCTGTTACTGTTCTGCCTAACTGAAACTGAAAATAATCTACAGCACTCAGTTGAGCAAGTTCCCTACTTGAAGCATAACCACTTTGAATCTCTATTCCACCTGAAATAGCCGTAGCTGCTGTGTCAATGTCCACGGTGCCAGTTGGACTTGTAGTAGCAAAAGTAGCACCTGTTAAAGTTGGGTTCTGTAACAATACCCAACGATAATAGTTTACACTTGGACTCAACACATCAATCTGTCTAGGAAAAACTATGCTATCTAACCTACTAGAATTTAATCTGATACTGACAATGGGATAGTATGTGCCTGAATTAGATAGTCGTTTTTGTGTGGTACCGGTACCAGCACTTTGCGTAGTTCCAAAATTATTATAGCCACCTTCTGAAATCACTGTACTACAAATCTGTGTCATCATGCTGGCATTAGCAGTAACACCGGTATTGGTTATCTCATAACGA